ACAAAATAACATAAGTCTTAGCAATTGGTCATCTACTAATAATGCTTTGAATAGTTGGTTAAATGTAACACAAGATCCTAATGATAATACTTTATGGGATTTTGTATTATCTGCTAATAATAGCCCTATAAGTAGACAAACAACAGTAACCGTAACACATCCTGATGATAGCAATATTACTCAATCATTTGATGTATCACAAAGCGGCACAGGATCTCCAGTTGCTACACCGTTACCGACAACAACAGGAGTCGTTTCAAGTTAATTAAAGATATGGAAACAATAAAAAAAATATTATCTAATAAAAATACATTAACATTCGTGGCATGCGCTGTGTTTGTTTTGTTTTTTCTTAAACAATGTAATCAAATAGAAACGCTAAAACAAGATATCGAGTTTGCGCATAACGATGCAAATAGGAATTTGAACAATTATTTAGCTTCTAAAGATTCTATAGAGGTTTTAAGAAATGATAATGGAGAAAAATTAGTTCAAATAAGATCTTATGAATTGGATTTAAGTCAATTGAAAGATAACGAAAATAAATTAACAAAAAAATATAAAGATGTATTAGACTTAAATAAAGATTTACAAGATGTAAATTCTTTAATATCTGCAGATTTAGAAATAAAAGATAGTTTATTAGCAGACGCGAGTGTTACACAAATTGATTCTACGTCAGCTGAAGTAACGTATGATTCTTTTAAAGATTATGGTAATGGTAATAGTAGAAGTTTATTCGGAACATCTACTTTAAAATATGACTTTGGTCAATTCAAGGTATTGGACAGTAAATTTGAATTAAAACAAACGTTAAGTTTATTTGCAGCAATAGAAAAAGGAGAAGACGGAGCAGATAGACTTAAGCTTGGAACAAGTTACCCAGGAATTGAGATAAATAATATAGAAAACATTAACCTCGTTAATACTAGATTAAACAGAAAAGCAAAGAAAAAGGCTGGATGGTCAATAGGTATTGGAGTTGGTTATGGTATAAACTTAAATAATAATCAAGTAATTAGTACTGGCCCTTCTATTGGTTTAGGAGTTTATTGGTCACCTAAATTTTTGAGATTTTAAAACAACATGGCACAATCATCAAGATATTATTACATAGATTCTGACGTAATGTTAGAGTTCATCTATCACGACCAAAGTGAAGCTGACAAATACAAAATAGAGGTCGACGACAATGGTAGTGAGGTAAAATTCTTAGACACTGTAGACGGAGACGAATTTAAGACTAGACATTTAATAAATGAATTAGGTAGTGCGGTCGTAAATTTCGAGGTTACATCTGTTAGTGGATATTTAGCTGTTGAAAACTTTGCAGCTAGAACGCTGTTATTGCAAAATGGTAAAACATATAAATTTGATTTAAGTGCTTTAGAAAATCCTAGTTTATTTATTATTAGTGGCGCTAATGGGATATTTAATTATTCTTCAACTACACACATAGCATCATTTACACCTAATCAAAATGGTAATATAGAATATACATATGACGGTTTAATAGGCGGTAAAATAATAATAGACAATAGAGCTAACCCTTTGTTTGCTGATCCTGACGAAAACACTGGAAATGATATTAATCAAATAATAGGAAGATATCATGGTATATCCATAGACAGTGAGGACTCTACAAAACATGCACTATTAGGATATGATTCAACTGGTTATTATGAAATGTTTAATTACATTAATAACAACATAGAATGGAAAGGTGGAAATGAAGCTGATTTAATACAGTCTCAGTCTGATGCAACTGCCAATATAAATTATATAAAATATGATACTGTTAGATTACACTTAAGAAGTGGTTTTAGCTTTGCTGCTAGAAACTATGAAGGATTTTTGTTTGAAGTAACAACTGAAAGAACATCTGGTGTTAAAAATTATTTAACTCAATTGGTTTATTTGAATACTAGTAATTATGAATATTCAAATCCAAAGCCGTTTATGTTAGGTGAAAAACTATATACTAAATTTATAGATATAAAAGTACCTACTTTAATAGATCAGAATGCTGAATTTTTAGATAGATTTTATGGAGACGGTACTTCGGGTTCTAGCGATTTAAATCCAAGCTCTAATTATGGTATTAATTTTAAATTAATAGATAAACTAGAAGCTTCTGGAGGATATGATTATTTTTATACTGGCGAAGAAAATTCTTTTACTGTTTCTAGAGAAGATGAATTTCAAGATTTTACAGTAGCAATAGAAGATGCAGATGACGGCGATTATTTTAAAATATATGGAGAAAAAGATAATTCCATAGGAGCGTTTGAAGCATATGTATTAAATAGAATATCTACAACATCGGACGACATTGTTGTATTATATGACGTAGACATATATGAATTTATCAGAACTAGTGAAATTAAAACATTTTCTACAACATATACTCAATATGAGAGTTTTAATGATCCTATTGTGTTTAGACCTGTTATTATGAATAGTAGTATAGCCGCTAATTTTTCTATAGAAGTTACTATGAGAATCTATAATCAAACCGACAATACACAAATAGTAAAAAGAGCAAGTTTGACACTAGAGCAGGCCGGTAGGTATGGTAAAAAATTAAACAAACTTAAAATAGATTCTCCAAATCAATTAACAGAAGTTTACAATGTATTGCCACAATTAGCAGCTAATAAATTAATATCTGGTTTCATAACTGATAGTTTACCTAGATCTGTAAAATATGTACCTGCATTTATAGAAAGACATAATATAATAGCTTCAAAATCAACGGTATCTTTAATAGGAACTGGTGAAAACGAAGGAATAAAGGATGTGGAAGAAACTGAAACTGGTGAATTTAAAGGAGAGAATGAAACTGAAATTTTAGTTCCTAGAACAACATCTTATTACAAATTCGTTGTAGCAAAAAAGAAATCTGATGATTTTGAATATCTATCATTTGATAATGCTGAAAGAATGGTAATGGTATTTAATGATGGAAAGACTAATTTAAAGTTTAACAATATCTATAATAAAGATATAGATATGGGATCTGGTGAAATTTTATTTAAAATAACAGAATCAAATGCTATTAAAATAAGTGGAATGAATACCAACAAGTTTTATATAAACTTATATAATGGACAGGAAGAAACCATGGTGATATCTGGTAAATTTAAAATAATATAAGATGATATTAAATAGTAGAAATAATTCTTTTGATTTCAGATTTCCTAGAAAATTTATCCCCGAGGAAGTAGCTAATAAATATAAAAAGTATTTAAATAAAGTACCAGGTGGTCTTTTAGCCGAACCTGTTGATTTTGTAAATATGTCTATCCAGGGTATTAATATTCCTGGAATATCTTTTGATCCAATATCACAAGAAGATAACGACGGTACCACACGATATCACAGAGGTGCAATACCTATTCAAAATACAATTCAAAGAGAGTTTACAGTAACCATGCAATTGTTAGATGGTTTCATAAACTATTGGATTATGATGGACACTCTTTTATATTATTATGCTAGAAGTACAAAAAGAGCATATACTGATCCATTAACTTTAAGAATACTAGATGCTGAAGGTGCTTCGGTTGCATTTATGGAATTTGATAAACCAATCATGAATTCTATTAATGAATTAAGTTTAAATTTTGCAGAAAATGTTGCAGATTTTAGTACGTTTGATGTTACCTTTTTTTACAACAAATTAAATCTAAAGTTAGAAATAGAATAATATATAGAATATGAAACATGTAAAACTATTTAAACAATATGTTAATGAGAAAATAGAATACTCATCTTCTACCGTTAACGGCAAAAAGATAGAATCTTCATGGTCAGGAAGTGCAAATTCTCTTAAAGATTTTATTAAACTAATAAAAGAAATACCTGAAACTTTAAAATCTATTAGAGTTCAAACAGGAACTAGTACTTTTAATCCAGAATCAACAGATATAGATGGACCATTTAATTCTTCTAAGATAAATAAAATAATTAAATTGGTTAAAGATACAGATAAAGCATTCGGCAAACAAGACGAAAATATACACACGTACTTGTTATCGTCTTATTACGGATCCGGTGGTAAAAATCACAACTCTGATCCTGCATATATTTCATATAGAACTGAACGTAGCGACAAATTTGGAAAAGCAATGTCTTCAGGAAAACACGGATCATTAGACTAATAAAATATAAAAATATAAACAATATCATGGCAGAACAAAAAACATACACATTTTGGGGATCTAATCCAGAAAAAGGAGATCGTTTCGATAAAGCAGAGGACTGGATAGCAGCTGTATTTGAAACTGAAGAAGAAGCAAATGCTTTTGCATCTTCTGAAGGTAAAGGTTATGAATTTACAGGTATAAGTAATTACGACATCAAATCAGGTATACGCGTAGCTAGCGGCTTTCACAGTGGTAGAATATTTTGCGAGAATATGTCTGAAAACAAAGCTAAGAAGGAATTACAGAATTTAAACACTAGATGTTCAGCTTATTTTAAAAAACCTATAAAGGGTGGAAGCTATGTTAAATTCGATAAAGACGGATTCGTTGAAGGTGAAGGATATGAGTTTTACTCAAATGCAGATAATGAAATCCAAGAGTCTAAAAAATCATTAAAACACTTACTGTTATTTGAACAATTTATTAGTAAGGATTAAGGATTTATCAAATCATAATAAAGAAAGATATATATAATATGAAAACATTTAAAACATATTTAGTAGAAAACGAAATAACTGATCACGATATTCAGATTATTACAGAAGGTCTACAAGAAGAATGGACTCCGGCATTAGAAGCTAAGGTAGAATCTGCGTTAGAAGAATTCGTTGCAGAATATAAGAATGAAGATGGTACTTATGATTTGGACAGACTTAATGAAGAGATGACAAATGAAGGTCTTTTAGGATCTATTATTGGCGGTCTTACAGGTTTTGCTCTAGGAAAATCAGTTGGTAAACTAATTGCCAAGGTTTTAGGTATTCAAAAGGGTATATTTTATGATTTATTAACCTCAAGATTAGTAGGTGCCGCATTAGGTGCTGCTCTTGGTAAAAGATTCTAATTTGAATTACGTATCAGTAGATTTTTCATTAAACTCACCGGGTATTTGTATTTTAAATACAGAATCCAACACACACCATTATATAAGTTATATTAAACCAGGTTTGGGTACTAAAAAAGAACAAAAGCTTCAAGAAGATATTAGCTTGTTAGAAGATGTTACTTTAATTTATCAAGAAGATTGGAAAACTAAATTTGGAGATTATTCAAAAAATGAGTTTGCTAAAATCAAAAGATATATTCAAACAGCAGATGATATTATTAATTTAATTGTAAACATAACACATTCTAAACAAGATTATATTATTGCATTCGAAGGAACTTCTTATGGTTCTAAAATGGGTACAAACAATATAATTGATATGGCTGCAGGTGCCGCAATCCTTAAAGAACAAATGATATCTCAACTTCATGTTGAAGACATGTTAACTGTAGCTCCTACTACTATTAAGAAATTTGCTGGTAAAGGTAATATGAATAAACTTCAATTGTTTGATGCTTATCAACAAAATGTGAACGATGACCCAATCTTAGCTCAAAGTCCTTTGCATAAATTAATTAAAAATCTTGAAATTGGGAAAAAGATCCCGAAGCCTTTAGACGACTTGGTAGATGCATATTTCTTAGTTGCATTCGTTGCCAACCCCACAACCTAATCTTTCCTCTGACTTAACTAACATTTATTATATGCTAGTTGTGAGAAACTGTTTCATAATTTAATAATTTATTTTTAATAAGTCTCTCCATGAAACAAAATGAGACTAAGATATATAATAGGTATAATAACAAAAGTATTAATTACATGTTGATTACTGTAGATTACCTTCGTCTAGTAGACATCCTAAAAAAAATGGTGATAGCGAACCAGCTTACTGAAAAGGAAGCATCAGAGTTACTTCACAAATCAGGACTGACTAAGTTAAAGGATAATAGATGGAAGGAACCGTCTGGAGCAATCTTAACTATTAATTGAAACTATTAATTATTATACAATATAAGGAAACGAAAGAACATTAAAGTAATTTCAAGGTAAACAATTTTAACAAACTAAACAATTTAAAGGAAATCATGAGCGAATCATTTGACATTTTTAACTTGGGCGTAGAAGACGTAGAAACGCATGCGGCCAAACAAACAACAGTAAACGAGATTTACAAACCAACAGCAGACGATGGTAAAGACGGAACTTACAAAGCACTAATACGTTTTGTACCTAATCCGGAAAACCCTCGTAATTCACTAATCCAAAAATACGTACACTGGTTAACTAACTCTTCAGGAGATGGTAAATTAGTAGACAGCCCATCAACAATCGGAGAGAAATGTCCTATTGCAGATGTATTTTGGAAATTAAGAAAGTCTGACTCAGCAGTTGACCGTAAGTCATCTGAAAAACTGAAAAGACGCCAACAATATTATGCACTTATCAAAATCGTAAAGGATCCACAAAATCCAGATTTAGAAGGAACATATAAAATATTTAAATTTGGTTACAAGATCAAAGAAAAGATCGACGCTGAATTGAAACCAGACTTTGGTGAACCAACACAAGTATTTGACTTGTTTGAAGGTAAGAACTTCGAATTGATCATTACTCGTCAAGGTGAATATAACAACTACGACAAATCTAAATTCTCAGCTAGTACTTCACCAATTGATATGGCAGGAACGTTAGCAGAAAGAGATAAAGAGACTATGGAAACAATAAAAGCTGAACTTGAAGCAGCACCTTCATTAAAAGGATATGACTATCAAGCATGGGATGAAGATACTAGAACATTTGTTAATGATGTACTAAGAATGTATTTAAACCCAGGTGAATCTATTTCTCATATGACATCTGTCCCAAAGGCAGCACCTAAAGTAGCACAAACTGTGCCGGCAACGGAATCAGCAGTTAATGAAACTACTACTTCAAATAGCGAATCAACAGCAGTTAAGTCTGAAGATGATCTTGATTCTTTTTTGAATGACCTCGACATCTAATATAAACTTAACAGAAGAGCTAAAGGACAAGATTAGATACTCGTTAAAACAAGTATGTTTACAACATCATTCTACTCCTAATAAGCAATCACTAAAGGACATGCATGGGCGAATAACCCTAGCATGTCCTTATTGTGGTGATTCCACTAGAGACGATACCAAGAAAAGAGGTAATATATTCTGGGACACATTACAATATCACTGCTATAATTGTTCACACCATACAAATCTACACACGTTCCTAAAAGATCATGATGTAAAAATGAATAACACTGATGATACTTTCACTGTTATAGATTACATTAAACAAAATAAAATTCAAGTAAATCCAGAATCTGTACTCAAACATGAAGCATTGAGCAAGGTACAGGAATTAGCAATTGATCTGGAAACATTTAAATCAAAATTCAAAGCAAAGGTAATTGAACCTGGAGATTGGATATGGTTTCAACTTAAAGATAGATTACTACACAATAGATTAGATGAATTTTTATATTCTGAAAAAGAACATAGGTTATGGATTCTTAATTTTGGAGCTGAAAATAAAATTATAGGAGCACAGACGCGTAGAATGAAAGGATATGGACAAAGATATCTAACATATGATTTACCAAAATTACACGAAGAAATGGGAAAACCATTAGATATGACTAATGAAGAGCTTTCGGCATTAACAAAAGTATCTACTCTTTTTGGTATAATGCAAGTTAATTTTCAAAGAGATCTTACTATTTTTGAAGGTCCTCTTGATGCAAAGTTTATGCAGAATTCATTAGCGCTTGCAACTGCGGGTAGATCTACTGATGATTTTGATGAAATACCCACTGTGAGATATATGTTTGACAATGATGCAACTGGTAAAAAGAAAATGGCAGAAAAACTAAGAAGAGGTAGATCAGTATTCATGTGGTCTAAATTTCTTAAAGAAAATAAACTAGATAAATATAATATCAAAGATCTTAACGACCTGATATTGAAATGCTATGAGTTAAAGATAGATGCTCATAAAAAAATTAACGATTATTTCACTTCAAGTCAATTAGATTTATGGTACGTATAGACGATATTAACATTATGGTAGAAGATAACTTAGATGATTTCTATAAAGACGGCTCACGTTTTAAAAGAATGAAATTATTAATTGATTTCAAACCATTAGACACGTCTATAGAATCACCAGACATAACGTTCTCAAAACCTAAATTTAAAAAAGGACAAAAAATATCAAAATTTATCAAAAACAATAACAACAAAAAATCATTATTCTAAATGAGCGCAAAAGAAAATATATTAGCACTAGATCAAAAACTAAGTGCACAAAGAAACGAATGGTCTAATAATATAAAAGCACTTGCTCAAAATCTTAGAAAATTAAATGGACTGGAAGTGGTTATAGCAGATGTATTATCTTCAAGACAAACATTAGTCGACCAAATGGCATATTTGAACATGAAGGTTAAAGAACAAAAAACTAAAGTCGCTAGTAGATATAGAACCGCATACATTAAATATTATGAATACGATTACAAGTTGGGAGAAAAACAAAAAGAAAGATTTATTGAAACTGATTTAGCAGATGACAATATGATTCTTTCTCATTTAGAAAATCAAATAGAATTTCTAAGAGAATCGGTAAAAACCCTAGATAATATGGGATTTGCCATCCGAAACAGACTGGCATTAAAGGATCTGTAAGGTAAATAAAAATGCTCTAAAACATGGAGCTTAGTTTGACAGAAAATAAACAGTTGTTGCGTATTGACAAAGCAACTGAAATGGAATTAGAACAGCTAAATATTTCTTTGAACAGAAGAATTGAATCTTGGCGATTTAATCCATTAGTGAAGAAGGGATTATGGGACGGCTATATTTCATATATAAAAGATGATAAATGGATTCCTGCTGGTTTGTGGAGAGAAGTCATGAGCGTATGTAAAACATATGGATATGAACTGACACTAAACAATATTACAGAACTCTTTGACAGAAACATTAATCAAGAAACATTCACAAAATGGGCTTTAGACTTTTTCGAAAAGTCAGAGATAACGCCCAGGGATTATCAAATTGAAGCAGCATTTAATATTCTTAAATTTAAAAAATGTTTAAGTGAATTAGCAACTTCGGCAGGTAAAACACTTATTTCTTTTTTAACAGTAGCATATTTATTAGAAAATCAAAAAGCACAAAAAATTCTATTTATTGTGCCTAATGTTTCATTAGTTGTACAAGCAAGTGAAGATTTTTTAGACTATAATTATAGAAACCAAATAGACATCAAGGTACAACAGATATACTCCGGTCAAAAAATAAGAGCGGGTAGAAATGTTGTTATAGGTACGTATCAATCACTTGTTAAAAAGAAAAAAGAATATTTTGAACAATTCGACGCAGTCATTATTGATGAAACACATAAAGCAAAATCACATTCAATCAAAACCATTTTACAAAAATGCACTAATGCCTCTTATCGTTATGGCTTATCAGGAACAATTCCAAAGGAAGGCTCTCTTGACCGCCTCACGTTAATGGCATACACTGGGCCATTAATTACCGAGATAAGTGCTAATTACTTACAGAACGAAGGTCACATTGCTGGATGTAAAGTAAAAATAATCAAAATGGATTATGCGCCTCAGTCCGCTAAAGATGCGTTCAGAGAAATGTCACAGAATAGATATGAAAGCAAAGACGTCTTTAAATTTGAACAAAACTACGTGATCAATTCAATAGGTCGTCTTAATTTTATCACAAACATAATATCTAGGGTTAAAGGTAATGGTCTAGTATTATTTCATCGCATAGAACATGGTAAAAAAATATATGCCAAACTTAGACAAGAAAATAACAAAACAGTATATTACGTAGACGGTAATACAGATAAAGATATTAGGGAAGAATATAAGAAAAAGATGGAAGCAGGTGAGGAAGTTGTTATAGTTGCATCGTATGGTACGTTCTCTACGGGTATCTCTATTAAAAAAATACATAACATATTTTTTACAGAGTCGTTTAAATCCGAAGTAATAATTAGACAATCAATTGGTCGTGGACTTAGACAACACAGCTCAAAAGATTCAGTAAATATCATAGATTTCGTAGATGATTTATCATCACCAGATTGGGATAATTACTTGATCAGACATTCAAAGGCAAGGATAAAAATATACAAGGAACAGAAGTTTGAATACAACATTAAAAATGTTGAATTTGAAGGAGATATATAATAATATAGTAATAAAAAATAAATTTAACCAAAATGGCAAAATTACAATCTTTTAGTGACTTTTCTACTCTTAGGAATACTAAAACACAAATTAAACTACAAGAAGAAATAGACGCAAAAAGAAATTCTGCGGCCGATGCATTCAAATCAATGTTATCTGATTTTGATGTTACTTCTATAAAAGATTTAACTGAAGATCAAAGAATAGAATTTTTTACAAAATTAAAAGGCTCTGGAGTTAATGAATCGGTTTCATTAATTGAAGAAGGTACTAGAGGTCAAGTAGGTAAAATAGATAAAAAAGGAAATATAGAATCGGTCTATATACATTATGATTCTTACCCTGAAAACATTTTACCACTCCTTAGAAGGGGATATAAAGGTGGTAAAAACATAGATAAAATAATTAAAGGAGGGGCATCTTCTGGACTAGAATCTTCACCTGCTGATATGAACTTCTATAAAGACGGCACTAGAAATACTAAAGGCTCTATTTCAAATATTTCAAAATATTTAAAAGACGTTGCTAATGATGGCGGCGCAGAGTTTGCATATTTATGGGATGAAGCTAACAAAGAGTGGTTAATGGCAGATATTTACGGTAAAGGTTATGACCAAGTATATCCAGCATTTGAAGCACTATTAGTAATGGAAGCTATTTCGGTACAATATAAAAGAGACGCTAAAAAAGTACACACTGTATACAAAAACATATTTGGTAAAAAATTAACAGATTTTGGTGCAATGGACAAAGTAGGCATGTTAGGTTGTATCAAATATCTTTTTGAAGAAGCAATGACGGATGCTAATTTTCATAGAGAAGTAGTTATTTCTAAAAACATCAAAGGTAGAATTGGTCCATTTGAATTAAAAGCACCTGGACTTGGTAATCATTTCCTAAAAATAGGAGCTACGACAACTAAAAGAATATTAGACAAATATTATTCAGATCTTGCAAATGCTTCCGGATGGTCAGGTATTGGCATCGTTGAAGGTACTGCTTTATACTTAGAAAGTATTAGAGAAGAAGCAATGGGACAGGCATTATTAAATGCGTTTAATATGTTCGAATCTAAAAACAATGACAATGTTGGAGATTTACTTACTGAAGCTAAAAACGATGGTAACCTAGATACTATTGCTGATTACGTACAACAAGTATTAGATGATGGTAAATCATTTATGGATATTGGTAAAAAACTTAAAGGTGCATACAAGTATGATTTTAGTACTGGTATGATGCCAATGTATATTATCCCAGTATCTGGAAATAATATTGTTATTATTAACAAAAAATACGTTGAAAACGGACAAGCAGATAGAGTCGTTGGAGATATCGCTATTGGTTTAATGGAATCTTTAGGTCTTACTGAATCACACCCAAAATGTTCAAATAAAAAAGGACATGCATACAAAGAAATTGACAAAGACGGAACTGTAGAATGTGAATATTGTGGTTTAAGAAATTCATTATCTGAATCAGTAGTTACTGAAGCAGAAGTTAATTCTGACGAAGAATTTAAAGAATACGCATTCACGGTTTTAAAGAAAGCATTCGGAGAAGAATTTGATGAAGAAAAGGCACAAGAAGTAGTAGACGGATTAATTGCCAAAAATGATGGAGACTATGGAGCAATGGTAGGTGCATTAACATCCTCGCTAGGATAAAAACAATTAATAAACTTCTCATGAAGATATACACTAATTTTACACATTTTTTAAATGAATACTTTCAAGTAAATAATCAACACGATTTGATTATGGAAGGTGGAGCGGCAGGGCACATGAAACATCCATTTGATGATAAATCACTGACCTTTGGTGATTTTAAAAATTTAATAGAAGCTGGACTATCTGGTGAATTAAACTTTGAGGAAGAACCTACTGAAAAAACAGATGGCCAAAACTTATTTGTTACTGTAAAAAATGGTCAAGCAATGTTTGCCAGAAACAAAGGACAAATGAAAAACCCATTAGATCTCAATGGTATCATTTCAATGTTCACTGGTCACGCATCTAAATTGGTCGAAGAAACATATATCTTTGCAGCAACAGATCTATCGGGCGCTTTACCATCACTCTCATCTAAAGATTTAGAGGCATTCGACAATGGATTAAACTTCATGAACATGGAGCTTATTTACTCTAAAAATCCAAACGTTATCTATTATGACAGAGACATTATTCAGTTTCATGGAATTAAAATAACAGACGGCGAAGGTAATATCATAGGAGAAGAAACTAAGTATGCTAAATCAATTACTAAGGCTTTATCAGATCTTAAGAAAAATGTAGGTAAAACATTTACTATAATCCCTCCACAAATTATTAAACTAGGTAAGGATCTTGATTTTGAAAAGAACAAAGAAAAGTTTGTAAAGAAAGTAGAAGCACTAAGAGCTAGGTATAATTTAACAGATGCCGATGAGGTTTCAAGATATCACGAAATGTGGTGGAGAGAACAAATAGATATTAATTTCCCAGACTTATCACAAGACTTTAAAGAAGGTTTATTATTAAGATGGGCATATGCTGACAAAAAGACACTTAATTTAAGATCATTAGATAAAGAGTTAGGAAAAGATAAAGCAGCAGTCATAAAGAAATTTGACAAAGAAGATGTTAAAAAGAAATATAAAGAAAACATTAGACCATTCGAAGATTTATTCTTAGAACTAGGAAGTGTTATTCTTAAAAATGCAAGTAATTTTGTTGCTGCCAATCCTGATGCTGAGGCACAGAGATTACATGATCAAATTAGAACAGAAGCTGATAAACTTAGAAAGGGCGGAGATATAAAGGCCATAGAAAAAGTTGAAGCAGAACTTGCAAGATTAGATAGAATTGGAGGCGTTGAATCTATTATACCAACTGAAGGTTTAGTATTTGTATATAAAGGTAAGACATTTAAACTAACAGGTACATTTGCTGCTATAAACCAGCTTATGGGTATAATAAAATACGGTAACTAAACAATATAACATGGCATTACAAAACTTAAAGACATATTTTGAATCAGAGAATATTAATAACTTCACTGCGCTATTAGATGCAAAGTGCGTAGTTACTGAAAAGATACAGGCATCTTCATTTCATGTTAAAAAAACAGACACAGGATTTAATTACTATAAAAGTGGCTCAAAAAACGAAATGAACAAAGTTGATAGGACTTTGGTAAAGTATTACGAGCATGCTATTAAATATTTTAAGTCTATTCCTATCGAAAACATGTCTGATATGCCACTTGATTGGAAATTTGGGTTTGACTATATGACTGAACATAAAACAGTAGATATAGAATATGAATTTTTACCTAAAAACAATTTAATACTAACACACATTCAAGTATTAAATCCAACAAATCCTACACAAATAAAAAAGGTTATTAGAGATCCTAATATTTTAAACAAATGGGCAGATACATTGGACGTGCACAGACCACCTGTAATATTTGAAGGTAAATTATCTGGAACACAAAAAGAAGAATTAATAAAATTATTACAGACTTCTAAAAATGAGTTCACACAAACATATGAAACATTCTCATTTACCAGAAAAATGTATAATATTTTTAACGACGGACTCAACGCTCCTGCTTTAAATTACAATTTAGACAAAGACATAGATGGACTTATAGTTAATTTATACGATGGTAAATCTCACAAAAGTTTTAAACTAGAAAGATTTGATAGAGAATATAAACAAGATAGACAACCGTCTGACATGTATCAGCTTTCTATTTTAGATCTTGTTGAATTTTTAACAGAATATAATTTTAAAGATCTTTCATTAGTAAAAGAAAAAGCAGATGAAAGATACATCGAATTAATGTCTAATGTATTTAACATGTACGTTGAAAAGCATGCTACAAAGTATATAGGAACTAATTTTAATTCAGCTGATTTTGCAGATAATAAATTATTTGAATTAAACCCAGCTTTTGTATCAAATGAAAAAACAATTTCGTTAATACAAAACCCAGTTTTAGCAGAATTATTTAAAATAGCACTTGGATCTTTTAGAAAAAAGAGAAACAAAGAAACAAACATTATTAACGCAGATTTAATGGCACAGATCAATGAATTGGTAGAAATTATAGAATCTAAAGTTATGTTAACGGCCAACGAACAAGATATCATGAATTTTAAAACATATTTAAATAGTCAAGATTTACAACATCAAACTAGTCCTATTTTAGAAGGACTTAAAGTAGATTATCCAGAACAAGGTAAGAAATTAGTTAATATGTTTGTCGGTAGATTTCAACCGTTTACGCTAGGTCATGCTAAAGTAGTTGAAACTATTCATAAGCAAAATGGACATCCCGTAGTAATATTATTAGTAAAAGCTAAAAATAAGAAAAAGGAAGACGCATTTAAAAGGCCATATGATGAAGAAACTCAAGTAGCAATGATCAATAGATTAAAATCTAAATATCCAATTGAAGAAATTTTTGTAATTCCTACAGGTGGTATTGATACGATGTTCAATGCAATGAGACCAAAATATGAACCAGTATTATGGGGAACAGGAAGCGATAGAATGAAAACGTATGGATTTCAAGTTAATAAAACAGAATACAGAGAAGATCTTGGATGTAGAACTGATTTTGGTTTATTTGAAATACCAAGAACTGGTAAAAACATTTCAGCAACGCAAGTAAGAAACGCTATGTTAGATGGTGATGAGAAGCTTTTTAAGAAATTAACACCAAAGTCATTACACGGTATGTATAATGAGCTAAAATCTAAACTAGAAGATTCTGTCGGTGTTTTATCAGAGTCTATAGAAACTGAATTTTTAACATTTGAAAATTTTGTTAAGAATATATAAAGAAATAAGAAAACAAAAACATGTCAAACTTCTATAACTTCATAAACGAATCTAAGATTCAAATCAAAAGAAAATATACAGAAAATCATCCTGCAAAAACAGTTGGTAAATCTGCTAGAATCAGAAATAAAATGTTAGAAGCTGCATCAGACGGCAAACTTACAAAAAAAGAATTTGAATCTATTTTAAGAGAGATGTCTACAGACACTGGCAGGTGGATGAGAAGAAATTCCAGATATTTTACACTTTCAGAGGAAAGTATATCATTGTCTAAAACAGGTAAGAGAATTCTAAATGAATTAAATCCTTCTTTGGGCATCAATGAAAAAGCATCTGCTTTTAAAATAGCAAATGTAATGGCCGAAGAAATATTCGGAGAGTTTGGTATTGCAACTTTAGATTATGATCAATTAGATAAAGTAATAGATATCAACAAAGCAGACAAAATTGCCTCTAGAAAATACGGAGAAGACGATTTTATGTCACTTACAGAGGTTGATATGGAAGAACTTCTTAATAAAAATCCAAGATTAGTAAAAGAAAATAAAACAAATAAAAATATGAAAAATCAACTAGTATTCGAATCATTTGGTGAATTCGTAAACTCAATATCTAACGAATTAGTTATCGAAGCATTCGGCTCACAGAGACTTGCTCAATTATTTATGGGAACTAATGGTAAACTAGATAAACATTTAGCTAAAGCATTTTATGGTTCTACTAAAGTTGCTATGGATAAAGTACAAGATGAAGACATTATCAGTACCGATCCACAAACAGCGTATAAGGCAAAACAAACAAACACTATTGTTTTTTATATCTCAGATAATGAAAAAGAAAATCCACATGCACCTTATGATGCATATCATTCTAATAAAGTTATTCCAGGCGGAGGTTACTTATTAGCAGTTACTTCTGGTGGTAATAAATTCTATGATCAAGTTTGGTCATCATCTAGTAGATATAGTAGTAGAAAAAAC